ATATGTACAGAAAAAAATACACTGATGGTATAATGAGAGGTGTAAAAGGAACTAAAGCTGCTAGCATAGGTATTATGGATAGAATTGGTAATGCTGCTAGTAAAGTTATTAACATGGGTCCAGGAAAAAATGCTACATCTAAAATGGGTGGAACATTAGCTGATAAAGTTTTATCTAGAAAAAATACAGGTATGGAAATGTTTGGCGGAGCTAAATATGGTGGCATGATGAAAGCTAAAAATGGTACATACGTTAAAGCAGCTTGTAAAATGGGAAGAAATAAAAAAACATTAATTACTTAATAATTTAATGGCTATTGAAACTGATAACCTAATCAATGAAGAAGTTGATGTTGAGCAAGAAGCAGTTGTTGAGTTACCACCAGAAGATGGTGAAGAGATAACTGAAGAAGCTGAACAGGATTTCTATGCCAACATTGCAGAGACAATTGATGACAAAGCATTATCACAACTTGCATCAGATTTAATTTCTGAATATCAAAGTGATAAAGAATCTAGAAAAGAATGGGAAGACACCTATAGAAATGGTTTAGATCTTTTAGGATTTAAATACAAGTCAACTACTCAACCATTCAAAGGAGCTAGTAATGTTACTCATCCTCTATTAGCAGAAGCGGTAACTCAGTTTCAAGCTCAAGCTTACAAAGAATTACTTCCAAGTGATGGTCCAGTAAAAACTAAAATTGTTGGAGTACAAAACGAAACAGTAGAAGCACAAGCTGAAAGAGTAAAAGATTTTATGAATTTCCAGATTATGGAAAAGATGGAAGAATATACTCCAGAGTTTGATCAGTTATTATTTTATCTACCGTTAGCAGGATCTGCATTTAAAAAAATATATTACGATGCTTTGATGGAAAGAGCAGTGTCTAAGTTTATTCCTGCAGAAGATTTAGTTGTACCTTATTTTGCAACTGACTTAAAAGATGCTCCTAGAATTACACACGTATTAAAACAATCAGAAAATGATTTATTAAAAAAAATGGCTACAGGATTTTACAAAGAAGTAGATCTAATGAAGCCAGAGAAAAAAGAAAACAAAATTCAAGATAAGTATAATGAATTAGAAGGTGTTAAACCTGTTGAAACAAATGATTATATTTATAACGTTTTAGAAATGCATGTTGATTTAGATCTATCAGATTACATTGCAGAAAACGAAGAAGATAAAATTAATATTAAAATTCCTTACATTGTAACCATAGAAGAATCTACAAGAAAGATTTTATCTATCTATAGAAATTATGCAGAAGACGATGCTAAATTTACAAGAAAAGAATATTTTTCACATTACAAATTTTTACCTGGTTTAGGTTTTTATGGATTTGGATTAATTCACATGATCGGTGGCCTGTCACGAACAGCAACTACTGCACTAAGACAATTACTAGACGCTGGAACATTATCTAACTTACCTGCTGGATTTAAATCTAGAGGAATGAGAATTAGAGATGATGACCAACCTATACAGCCTGGAGAGTTCAGAGATGTAGACGCACCTGGCGGAAATATTAGAGATCAGTTTCAATTACTACCTTTTAAAGAACCAAGTACAACTTTATTTAACCTCCTAGGTTTTTGTGTAGATGCAGGAAGAAGATTTGCATCGATTGCTGATCAGCAAGTAGGTGATGGCAATCAAGCGGCGGCAGTTGGTACTACAATTGCACTTCTAGAAAGAGGTTCTAGAGTAATGTCAGCTATTCATAAGCGTTGTTACTATGCAATGAAGCAAGAATTTAGACTTTTAAGTTCAGTTATTGCTGAATACCTACCACCTGAGTATCCATACGCAGTGTACGGGGCTGAGAGAGTCATTAAAGTACAAGATTTTGACGATCGAGTAGATATTTTACCGGTTGCAGACCCAAATATCTTCTCAATGTCGCAAAGAGTGACCTTAGCACAGACACAATTGCAAATTGCTCAGTCAAATCCACAACTTCACAACTTACATGAGGCTTATAGACGTGTTTATGAAGCTTTAGGTACTAAAGAAATACCTCAAATACTAAAACCAGACCCAAAACCGTTTCCAAAAGACCCTGCAATAGAAAATATGGAGGCATTACAGTCATTACCAATGACAGCTTTTCCAGAACAAGACCATGATGCACATATTGCAGCGCATTCTGCGTTTATGAGAACTAGAATGGTTCAAATTAACCCTATGGTCTATGCAAATTTACAAGGACACATCTCTCAACACGTTTCTATGAAAGCTTCTGCTGAAGTTATGTCTATGATGCAACAAGATCCACAAATGATGGAGTTGATGCAACAAAATCAACAACAATTTAGAGCAATATTTGATTCAGAGACAGCAAAAAGAATTGCACAGATAACTGCAGAGCTTGCACAGAATGAAACTATGATGGATAACCAAAAACAAGATCCTGTTGTTATGTTAAAACAAAGAGAATTAGATTTAAGAGCTATGGACTTACAAAGACGTGCTGAAGAGGGTAATATGAAGATAGAAAACCAAGAGGGTCAGTTTGATGAAAGATTAGACTTTGATAGATTAAAATTAGAAACAAACGATGAGCAATCTGACAAAAGATTAGATCTTGCTCGAGAAAAAATGGAGAAACAAAATGAAAAAAAAGCACGGACTGGAAAATAGTTATAAAAAATTAAGAATGGGTGGAATGTTCTACTCTAAAGGTGGCGGAGCAGATATGTCTACTAAACAAAAAGCAATGGCAGCCAAAGCACCACCTCCAAATGTATTAGATGGAAAAGACCTTGCAGTTCTTAGAGCAGAAAAAGCAAAAGGAAGAGGCATGGGTCTTCAAGATGAAAAATTAAAACCAGGTAAAGTAAAAAAAGCATTTATGGGATTAGCTGTAGAAGCAATGAAAAAAGCAAAAGACAAAGGTGCTAAACCTATTGAATTATTGTCTCCTTTAGCAATGGCAAAAAGATTTTTTACTAAAGGTGGTAAAGTCATGAAAGCTAAAAGTGGAAAAGACGTTAAATTTCCTAAAGCGTCTGGAGGAAAATCTAGTAAAGAGTTTCTTGATTATATTAAAGATTTAGAAGACAAACCTCTCGTAAAAGCTAAAGGTGGAAAAGACGTTAAAGTTCCTCTTCCTATGAAACTTGTAGGAAAAGAAGAATTAACAGAATTTGAAAAAAGAAGATTAAAATTAAAATCAGGTAGCTAATGACCACCCTATATAGACACAAAGTTTCTGGCAAAAGATCAGGGCCACCACCTAAACGTGGCCCAAACCCCCAAGTGCCTCCAGTAAAATTAAACAAAGGAAGCAAACAAGTGGTAAAAGCTGGTTATCATAGAATGCCTGATGGTAGTATTATGAAAAACAGTGCTCACAAGGGGTATAAAAAATAATGTGGTTTCAAGCTATCAAACTTGCAGTTTCTGCTGGAAGTAAAATTTACGCAAACAAACAAAAAGCTAAGATGGCTATGTCAGATGCACAACTATTACATGCAGAAAAACAAGCCCGAGGTGAAGAAGCTTACCAAGGAAAACTTTTAGAAGCACGTCAATCGGACTGGAAGGACGAGGCGGTGCTCATAATTTTATCGACCCCCGTGTTAATTTTGGCGTGGGCAGTCGTATCGGATGACCCGACAGCGATGGACAAGGTAAAATTATTTTTTGATATGTTCTCTCAGCTCCCGAGCTGGTTTACAAATCTCTGGATTCTTGTCGTGGCGAGTATTTATGGGATAAAGGGAACTCAAATATTTAGGGGAGGCAAGAAATGAACCTAGAAAGAGACTTACAAAAACTTAAAAAAGAAAAACAGATGAAAGAATCTGCTATTGCTCAACTTAGAAAAAGAAGTAGAGATTCAATTGCTAGACCAAAAGCAGAAAAAAATATTTTATCAACTGATCCAAGAATGCAAAAAATATAAGCTATTTACTTTTGCTATAATTAATATATAACCCTTGTATGATTCAAGGTGATAGTACAGAATACGAAATCTTAAAAGAAGCTTGTAATACTTTAGAAAGTGATAATTTATTTACTGCGGAGATTGGCGTAAGAGAAGGAAAAGGTTCTCAAATAATATTAAACGAATTAAGTGAAAAAAAACATTGGCATATAGGTATAGACCCCTATGGTAATTTAGATTATCAACATTATGATAATTCTGGTTCTTATACAGCTGATTATACCAACACCATGAAGCAACAATTAATTAAAGATTTAGATTATCCAAATTTTACTTTGTATCAATTAGGTGATGATGAATTTATGAAACGTTTTGAAGACGGAGTTCCTATTTACAGAGACAAAAAAGAATTAAAAACAAACTATGATTTAGTCCATTTTGACGGACCCCATAAAACAATTGATGTTATTAAAGAATCAATTTTTTTTGGAGAAAGATCTCATGCTGGCACGGTGTTTGTTTTTGATGACTATCCAAAATTTGATATGGATGCTGTATTAAAAATTATAGTAAATGAATATGGTTTTATGTTACTTAAACAAGGTAAAAATAAGATATCACTAAAAAGAAATTAATGATTATAGACTATCCATTAGTAAGAAGAGTAGCAGAAAAAAGAGTAGAGTCTTTAAAAGACACTTTAGTGTACTCCGTTGACAATTTAGAACAATTACATTATATTAGAGGACAAATCAAAGGCCTAGAGTCTTTGCTTCAGGATCTTAAAGACCTGCAAGAAAAACAGGAGCTACTAAATGACAAAGAACTTAGAGACTTCGAAGGAAGTACCTAAAAAAAAAGAAGCATTACTTGATGCTTACAAATCCAAAGATGAAATCAAAGATACCCAGTTAGACGCTAAAGCTGTTGAAGGTAACAAAGACCTTTTAGATAGATTGCCTACACCAACTGGTTATAGACTTTTAGTTTTACCATACGCTGGTCCTAAAAAAACTAAAGGTGGACTTTATCTTTCTGACACAACTCAAGAAACAATACAGATGACTACCGTATGTGCATATGTATTGAAAATGGGGGATCTTTGCTACAAAGACAAACAAAAATTTCCAGAAGGCCCTTGGTGTAAAAAGGGTGATTGGATTATTTTTGGACGTTATGCTGGATCTAG